GTAAATAATAAATAATCATATAATAAAAATGATCTATAGGGGTTAAAATAAGATGCCACTAAATCTCGCATCTCCTGGTATAGTTGTAAGGGAAGTTGACCTGACCAACGGTAGAGTCGATGCAACATCGACAAAAACTGGTGGACTTGCAGCACCATTTGCAAAAGGACCAGTAGAGAGTCCTCAGCTCATAGAGACAGAAGCGGATCTTCTGGATACCTATGGACAACCGTATCCTAAGGACAATCACTACGAGTACTGGTTAACTGCTTCATCCTTCCTTGCCTATGGTGGGGTTATGAGGGTGGTTCGTGCAGATGACGAAGAACTTAAAAATGGTTATGTCGGAATGGCAGCAAGTGTCAAGATTAAAAGTCCTGACGATTATATCAACAGTGGTTACGCTGAGAATACCATTGCTGGTGTTGTATATGCTGCTAAGAATCCAGGTTCTTGGTCAAACGGTATCAAGGTAGCAACCATTGATGGATTTGGAGATCAAGTTCTTAGTGGTATTCAAACTACTGCTGTATTGGGTTATGGTTCAACAACCATTCCAATAGATCCTATAGATCTTAAAGTTGGTTATGCTGTAACACAGACAGTTCCTGCAAACACAGTCATTGCTGGTGCTGGTTCTACTAGTGTTCTTGATGGATATTTTAAAGGACAAATTACTGAAGTTGGAAACTCAGCTATAACAGTTAAATTAATATCTCATGTATCTGGAGCAGGTACTGAAACTGCTGTTGACTATCAACAAGCAGGTACATACGGTTTTGAAGAAGCAAGTACTCTTGGTATTCATACTGGTGAATCAAGAAGATATGGTAGTTGGAGAGGACTTGGATCTGGAACTTATAGTGGCATTGTCACATATACAAGTTCTAAAGATTGGTTCGACCAACAAGAAATAGAACTCAATAGTGGTGTAAGAATTAAGTGGAATACCATCGCAGATAAGCCTGGAACTTCCTCTTATGCTTCTAATAGAAACTCTAGATTTGATGAACTACATGTTGTAGTTTACGATGATAGTGGTAAGATCACAGGAAACTCTGGTTCAGTACTAGAGAAATTTACAAATTTATCTAAAGCAAAAGATGCACAGTATTCTGCTGGTACATCTTCTTACTGGAGAAAGGTAATAGAAGTTGGTTCTGCTAACCTCTTTGCTGGTGGTCCTCCTGCAATAGATCCAAACTCAGGTATCACTTCACAGACTGGAATCACAACTACTGGTTTCGATACTGATAATTGGGATACATTTGGAGATGGTGGATGGGATCAGGATGCTGAAAATGTAACATTTAGTTCTCTTGGTAACTATGTTGCTTCATTGGGTGGTGGTAAAAACTACAATGGTGTCGTAGATATTAGTGCTGCTAATGCATTGAATCTAGACATCGGTGCTCTTTCAGAAGCATATGATTATCTTCGCAACCCAGAAGAAATTGATGTTGACTTCCTACTTCAAGGTTGTTCAAATCACGGCAAGAATGAAACACAAGCATTGGGTAACAAACTAATTGAGATTGCAGAGTTCAGAAAGGATGCTATTGCATTCCTATCACCTTGGAGAGGATGCTTCCTAAGTGCCTCTGGAGATGGTGAATCACTTCAATTGAAGACTGATACTGTAACTGATAATCTTATTAGCTACTACTCACCAATCACATCAAGTTCATATGCTGTTCTTGATAGTGGTTATAAGTACATGTATGACAGATTCAATCAGCAATTCCGTTACATTCCAATGAACGGAGATATCGCTGGTACATGTGCTAGAAACGATATTAATAACTTCCCTTGGTTCTCACCAGGAGGAACTGCAAGAGGTGCTATCTTAAATGCTGTTAAACTAGCATACACACCTAATAAAGTACATAGAGACAAGTTGTACTCTAACAGAATTAATCCGATCATCACATCTCCTGGAGCAGGTATTATCCTCTTCGGTGATAAGACTGGATTAGGTAGGTCTTCTGCCTTTGACAGGATTAATGTTCGTAGATTGTTCATCTTCCTTGAGAAAGCAATTGCTGCTGCTGCTAAGGACATCTTATTTGAATTTAACGATGAGATCACAAGGATCAACTTTATCAATATCGTTGAACCATTCCTCCGTGATGTACAGTCCAAGCGTGGTATTCAAGACTTCATCGTTATTTGCGATGAAACCAACAATACCCCTGCTATTATTGACAGTAACGAATTCGTTGCTGATGTTTATATTAAACCAGCAAGATCTATTAACTTCATTGGTCTAACATTTGTTGCTACACGCACAGGTGTTTCCTTTGATGAAGTTATCGGTAAGGTCTAATTTATTAACCCACCTTAGGTAAAAGACTAATGGCAATCAATTCCGCAAACCCACCAAAGACTTCGGAAAGGACCATCGACAAATTTAAGTCGAGGTTAACGGGTGGTATTGCAAGACCTAATCTGTTTGAGGTGGTTCTTGCATTCCCCGATGGCACTGTAGATGAATCAGTAAGCGACATAGATCCTAAGACAAGATTCCTTGTCAAGGCAGCTGCTCTTCCTGCATCTAACATCGCTCCGATCAGCGTACCTTTTAGAGGTCGTCAACTTAAGATTGCAGGAGACAGGACATTCGATGAATGGACAATCACTGTAATCAACGACACTGACTTTGCTATCAGAGGTTCTTTTGAGAGATGGATGAACTCCATGTCCAAAGTATCTGACAATGCAGGTAATATTAACCCTGAAGATTACACTAAAGATGCATATGTATATCAGCTCGGAAGATCTGGTGTTGATGCAGGTTCTCAATCTTCACAAGCAAATATGCCTATCCTTAGAACTTATAAGTTCTATAGTGTCTTTCCAACAAATGTTTCTCAGATTGATCTTTCATATGATTCATCTGACGCAGTTGAAGAGTTTACTGTAACCTTACAGGTTCAGTGGTGGGAAGCAGATGGACAAGGTGGTGCTGTAGGTTAACCTTTTTTGCCATACTAAATAGAAGGGTATCAAGGTATCTTTCTATAAAATGGCACGGTTGTTTGGTTTTAAAATTGAGGATAAAGATGATCTCCCTAAGGGAGTGGTATCCCCCGTTCCGCAGACAGGCGAGGACGGGGTTGATTATTATATACAGTCTGGTTTTTCTAGTCAAGTCATAGATCTTGAAGGGATCTATAAGAATGAGCATCAAGCTATTAGGAAATATAGAGAGATGGCACTCCACCCTGAGGTGGATAATGCAGTAGAAGATATTGTTAATGAAGCAATTGTAGCTGATACAAATGATTCTCCAGTAGAAATAGATCTTGATAATCTCAATGCTTCTGATGGTATTAAAGATAAAATTAGAGAAGAATTCAAACATATAAAAGATCTATTAGATTTTGATTCCAAAGCACATGAAATTTTTAGAAATTGGTATGTAGATGGTAGGGTTTATTACAATAAAGTAATTGATATTAAAAAACCTCAAGATGGTATACAGGAATTAAGATATATCGATCCTATGAAGATGCGATATATCCGTAAGGAACAGAAGAAAAAAGATGGATCCGAGGGTGGTATATTCAATACAAGTAATGTACATGAATCTGAAAAGGTATACTTTCCTAAGATAGAAGAGTATTTCATGTATACTCCTGAACCACGCTATCCTACTAACATGGCAATGGGTGGTGCAAGTACTGCAATGTCTGGGGTTAAACTTGCAAAAGATTCTATTACATATTGTACTTCTGGTTTGGTCGATAGGAATAAGGGTACGGTCTTATCTTATCTCCAGAAAGCAATTAAATCACTCAATCAACTTAGAATGATTGAAGATAGTTTGGTTATATACAGAATGTCTCGTGCTCCAGAAAGAAGAATATTTTATATTGATGTTGGTAATCTTCCTAAGATTAAAGCAGAACAGTACCTTAGAGATGTAATGTCTCGTTATAGAAACAAATTAGTTTATGATTCGGGAACAGGAGAAGTTAGAGATGACAAAAAATACATGTCCATGCTTGAAGACTTCTGGTTACCTAGAGAGGGTGGAAGAGGAACAGAAATCACAACACTCCCAGGTGGACAGAACCTTGGGGAGTTGGCTGACATTGAGTATTTTCAATCTAAGTTGTACAGGTCTCTCGGAGTACCTGAATCTAGAATCGCTGGATCTGGGGATGGATTTAATCTTGGTCGTAGTTCAGAAATTCTAAGAGATGAACTTAAGTTCAGTAAATGGGTGGGTAGATTGCGTAAGCGTTTCAGTAAGATTTTTACTGATATGCTAAGAACACAATTAATTCTTAAAAATATAATTACAACAGAAGACTGGGAAAGAATGTCAGAGCACATTCAATATGATTTTATCTATGATAACCACTTTGCAGAACTAAAAGATAAGGAACTAATGGAAGGTCGTTTAGGTCTCCTTGGTATGGTAGAACCTTATGTTGGTAGATATTATTCTACAGAGTATATAAGAAGAAATGTGTTGCGTCAAAAAGATTCTGAGATTGTAGAGATTGATGAACAAATTGAAGATGAGATTGCTAATGGTGTTATACCTGATCCAAATCAACAAATGTTAGAAATGGAGCAGGGTGCTTTTGGCGATCCAATGGGTGATCCAATGGCGCAAGGAGAACTGCCAGCAGAACCTCAACCACAGAATATGCCTAAGGACAATGAGGGAGAGATATAAATAACTTTATCAGTATATTATACCATGATGGAAGAACTCGTCAATATGATTGCAACAGATGCGTCTGCTGCAGATGTTAGTGATCAAATCAAAAACATTCTCTATGCTAAATCAGCAAAGAAGATTGATGATTTGAGACCTACTGCTTCTGCGAATCTTTTTGGTTCTGAAGTGGAAACTGAAGTGGAAACTCAACCTGAGGAAGAAGAAACTAATGACTAGAATATTACCTTTGGCAGCAAAAGCTGCATTGGCAGTTGGTAGTGGTAACGCAACAACTGTTGATAAAGCAACTGTAGTAAGAATACTCTCAACAGCAGGTGCTGCTGT